TATGTTTCCACCTGAATTAGCATACAGAGCCTTAAAATTATTCAGCTTTCAAGATGATGTGATTCTTGATCCGTTTAATGGTGCAGGAACGACCACATTCGTAGCAGAAAAAACAGGTAGGCGCTACCTTGGGATTGATATGAGTAAGGATTATTGTGAGGTAGCACAAAAGAGAATAGATGAAGAAGAATTAAAAGATTACTCTGCTATTTTAGATGCTAAATTAGCGTTAGAAGGTAAGGACAAAAGTCTTAAAGAACGCGGTGAAGAACCCAAAAACAAACAAAAAAAATTAAAAGAAAATGAGAAAGAACAGATATTTGAAAATCTTTTTGAAGAACACGCACTTAATAATTTTGTCAAAATACCTTATGGAGAAGAACAGTGAGCTATCTAAATCAAATGTACGGCAGAAACAAGCCGGCCCAGACCCAATCATCATCTGATAAGAATCCTAATCGTGTAGCAGGTGGATTACGTGCGCAGGGTGTTGACACGTTTGAAATGCTAGGTGAAGACGGTAGTGTTCAAAAGATTCCTACCATCGAATATGTACGCTCATTGGAAGAGCAGTCAAAAAAACAGCGAGCCGCTATCACTGTATTAGAGCGAAAGCTGACTCGCCTAGACACTGCATTACAACAGTTACAATCAGCCTTTAATCGCGGCTAATATCTCTGCTTTGTTCATACTTGCATTGGCTTTGACGCCGTTTGCTTTAGCATGAGCTAGTAGTTCATTCTTCTTCATAGAATCCAAATCAACTTTTGCTGCCTTTTTAGTCGCAGGCTTTTTAGCTTGCTTATTAGGTTTCGCAGGCTTTTTAGCTTGCTCTACCTTTACAACCTTGCCAACATGCGACTTTGTCTCTTCTTTTGGCGCTTGTGAAATGACAGGAGTGTCAGGCACATCTGAACCAAATAGTTTCTTTAACCATGTAAACATAATTTATCTCCTATAGGAAAATATATTTAATAAATACTTTACACAGGAGATTTAAAAATGGTTAAGAAATTTATCATGGATAGATTAGGCGAAAGAACAACACTTGATGGAGCAGTATTAATCGGCGCAGGTGTTGCGTTCCTAATCTTTAAGCCAATTGCAAGCCTAGTAGCATACGGCGCAATTACATATGGTGCTTGGACTTTGTTCAAGAAAGAAAATGAATAGTCCAAATGCAACAACAGGGCCTGAAGTAAGTAAAAACCTATTTGCTACACACGAAGAGTGTGCAGAATTTGTAAATGCTGTAGCAGACGACGGCACAAACACAGAGATTGTAGATGAAAATTTTGAATTCAAATTTGCTAGCGCAGATGGATTAGTATTCTACGGAGGCTGTTATACCGCCGAAGAGTACGCAAAGAAGTTTCTACAACAATTATAGCTTACCGATAGGTATACCAGAACTGGCGTGGAGATTCCAAACCTGTTTGCGTTCCACACCTTTCTTTTGAGCAAAACGTTTTGCATCGCAATTTTTACAAACATGGAAGTAATTATTGCTTAATCTCTTTGGATCCATATTTCCTCGATTTCTTGTAAACTCTGTTCCACAGTTGTCACATCTAAAAACACACAGAGTTTTTTCTCTAGTGTAATAATGCTTATTACCTAATTTACTGATACGTGTATGTCTAGTTTTTGTTGTAATTTCTTTTAAAAACATAACTATATTTACATTAAGATTATAAAATCATCCGATAAATAACAGTAGAAGGAACAAAAAATGAGCCTAATCACATTAACACCTAGAGCCAATCATCAGATCGGCAATCTCTGTAAAGAACATGATTGCTATGCTATTACACTAAATGTCAAAGGAGGCGGATGTGCAGGGTTTGAATACGAATGGGGCACTGCACAAGTAGATGAAATTCAATCAAATGACTTTGGTGTAGAATGCGATATGGGTATGTTTGTAATAGGAGCACACAGTTTGATGTTCCTAGCAGGATCCACAGTAGATTATACAAAATCTATTATAGGATCTAATTTTGAGATTAAAAATCCTAATGCTCAAAGCTCATGTGGATGCGGCATTAGTGTAAATTTTGATATAGATAAGCTGGCAACACCAGTATAACCGGAGTATAAAATGGCAAGACAAGATATTGATATCGGCGTTGAGGGGAATGACGGCACCGGCGACAGTATTCGCGAATCCTTCCGCAAGGTAAATGAAAATTTTACAGAAATATACGCTGTATTTGGTGTAGAGGGTAGTTTAAGTTTTTTATCACTAGGTGATACTCCTAGTGGGTTCGAAGCAAATAAGCTATTAGCATCTAATGCGACAGGAACAGCCTTAATATTTTCTAGCATTACTTCAAGTGACGGTACAATTGGAATTGATGTAATAAGTACTCCGGGTGAAATTGATTTAAGTGTACGCTCAATTCAAATAGTAGACGATACCGAGACTCCTACCCTAGGCAATCACCTTAATGCTGCAAACAAAGCGATTGGTGGTTTAAATATTTCAGAAGCAGCAGCGGCTGCCTTGTCTAATAGACAGGGAGTAAACTATACGATCGACGATCTTGCTATTTCAAAAGGTTATGCAGATAGAAGATATGTAACCAGCGGATTGCCTATAAGAGTAGCAGCTGAACCAGAAAGTACAGATGATTTTATCCTTACAATTGATAGCTATAACGGTAGCGGTCATCTTGTTTTTAATAGCGGACACGGATATGACAGTGGTGCAAATGGAACTGCATTTGTATTCAATGCAGAAGACACAGATCCAACAGGATTAGTTTCAGGAACAACCTACTTTACAAGATATGAAACTGATACCGAACTTTCTATTTTTTCCGATCGAGAACTTGCACAGACTGATGATCCTAACGAAGCTGCTACAAACAAAATAGGTGTTAGTGGCACAATCGCTAGTGATGACATTCATACCATTACAGATGCAGGGTTTGATGCCAATCTCACAGGAAACTTTCTATCAGACGTAGCTATACCTAGAAGTAGTGTAACAAGACGCCAGGGCGATACTATGACCGGTGAATTATATCTTTCTGATCACCCTGGAGAGCTAGCAGGTAAAGGAACGCCAAATGGCGTTGAAGATTTACAAGCTGCAACAAAATACTACGTAGATAACACAGCATATAGCTCACCAGAAGTATTATTTGTAAGTACAGCAGGCGATGATACAATGAACGGTGTGCCTGCAGGCAAAGAAGGAACCGCAGCCACCTATGCATATCGTACTATTAATGCAGCAGCCCAGAGAGCAAGCGAATTAATTAACACCGCTCCCGAAGAGCCTGGCCCATATTTCCAAACATTGAGTTTTGGAGCAACCACTTCTACAGAAGGTACAGCCGCTACTGTAATTTCAGCGGCCGTTGAAAGTGCTGTCAACACTACAACCCGTAATATAATACAAAACAACAGAGAATATATAATTAAAGAAATTACAGGCTATCTAGCATTTACATATCCACAGTTTGCATACAACATAGATGATGCCGAGTCAGATCTGGGGTTGATTTTAGATGCAATAAGTTTTGATGCAACACGAGGTAACACTGCAAATTATCTATCGCGAACAGCAGCAGAAAGGTATTATTCTAGTGTAGAAGGCAGAGTAAAAATATCAGGCTCCCAGCTAGAAAGAACAGACGACTCATTTGCTAAAACGCTAGAAATTGTACAAGCAGTTCTACAGAACCTGTTGTACTTGCCTAATATAGTCACAGGTATAACCAAAAAATCTGGCGATACTCCCGCACTTGTAACCACAAGTACTGCGCACGGATTAAGTAACGGTAATCAAGTAATTTTCCAAGATGTTTCTGGTATGACAGAAATTGAAGATGTTATACTTTTTGCAAAAGTTATAGACACTGACACTTTTGAACTATTTACTGATGTTGAATTAGAAACGCCATATGATAATAGTGCATTTACTCCATTTGTAAACGACGGTAGTGCAAAAATAGGATTACGCTATCAGGATAAATTAGATCAAGACACGAGTGTAAGTCCACTTTCAGATACTGACAACGGTTATGTTTCAGTTACACAGAATTTTGGACTGATTAGAAATATAATTAGAAATGGTCCTAATTCACCAACTGCTGCTGATATCGCGTTCGGCAACAGATATCAGCTAGATCTTACCAACAGCACTGCTGGGCAATTAGATCAAACCAACGACAATAATGTTGATGCACTGCCTGGTAAAGTAATAGTAGGTAAAAGATCAGGTGCCATTGGTAGGATTATAACCTTCTCACAAGACACAGGGTCTACAACTTTCTTCCTGCAGCCATTAGAAGCAAAAGACTTTGAGAGTGGCGAAGAACTTGAAATGGGCAATTATGTAAAATCTAAACAGATTGTTATTAGGGTAGAATCTGGTATTTACGAGGAAGACTACCCAATCAAATTAACAAAAAATGTTTCACTCAAAGGTGACGAATTCAGACGTGTAATTATACGTCCAAAAAAACGTGTATCGCAATCACCATTTGCTGGCATATATTTCTACAGAGATAAAGAATTTGATGGCATGACACTGCTGACCACAGGCACACCATTTATAAATCAAACTGGCAATGTGCAGGGATTCTTTGGTCATCATTACCTTTCAGATAATACGAAACCCTTGAATGTTGGCCTGCCTGTTTCAAATGCGGGCAGTTATACAACAGCAGCAAATATCCTGGAATTGAATAGAACTTTCATACAGAGAGAAGTAGGCGAATATATAGATGCCACATATCCAACATTGTTTGCATCAGAGTCAAGAACTAAATTTGAACGAAATGTGGGCCTAATCGTAGATGCTCTTATCAGTGATTTAGAAAGAGGCGGAGTTGAAGGTATGCTGGAAATACAGGGAGAATACTATACAGGTGCACTTGTTCCTACTCCTGGTGCAGAAACAGAAACAGAAGATGCTATAGATCAGATTTCGAATATTGCTGCCGATTTATTAGCAGGTGTAGACCCGGCAGGCAACGGATTCGATAGAAGTTCTGTTGAAGTAGATCTCGACGGCGGTATTGCTGAACCAGAATGGGCTGCAGGCACTGCCTATCAACAGGGCAACTTTGTTAAAAATACGGTAGGCGCTACTGAAACTTTCTATAAGGCTCTAGTCAGTCATACATCTGAAGCAAGTGACGTTAATGGCGCAGGCGCTATCACAAATACAGATAGATGGAAAGAAGTTCCAAGTTCAATTGCATTAGTAGGGGAATTAATTGACAAAGTTAATTTTGCCTTCGACGCAGAATATAATCCTCCAAAGCGTAATGATGCTGACGGTGTTGATGTATTCTTAATGGACGATGCAACTATTATTAGAAATGTCACCGTGCAAGGACACGGCGGATTTATGTGTGTGCTAGATCCAGAAGGCCAAATCCTAACTAAATCACCTTATATTCAAACAGCATCATGTTTTAGCAGATCGAGGAATTCAAAAGCATTTACCGGCGGAATGTTTGTAGATGCATTCTGCGGTAACATACCAATGCGAATCCAAGCAAACAGTGGCAACTACACAGACAGTTCCAGCACAGTTGCTCTCGATGCATTCACACTATATGTAGAGTCGCAGGATGTCGCCGGTGAAGATCAAGGTTTAAAATTAAGACTACCTGAATTACCGGCACCTTTCTATTTTGAAGGTATTAGATATCAGGTTAATGCAATTTCTAACTATGATAGTGCTACAGGTAGGGCAGTGATCTATCTTGATCCTAATTCAGGAAACGGGGTTGGATGGAATAAAGTAGGTGCTGACGACATAGGCGATCCTGGACACGGAGACGAGGACGTTATACAGGATATTTTCTTACAAACAGCAGGTAATAGAAGTATACTCGGTAATGACTTTACACAAATTAACGACCTAGGTTATGGCTTGGTTACTACAAACGGAGCGTTCTCTGAAATGGTTAGTATGTTTACATACTATTGCCAAGCAGCATATTATGCTAATAATGGTTCAGAGATTCGTTCGTTGAATGGTTCTAATGGTTATGGTAACTTTGGTCTAGTTGCAGAAGGTGCTGATCCAAACGAAATTCCAAATGAGGTGACAACACTTCGTAACATGGTACAACCTATCAAAGCATTCAGCTATAGTGGATTCACTAATGCTGCAGGAGACACAAGTATTACTGTTTATGATTTCAAAGAACCTCCATTATCTAACAGTTACATTTACATAGATCACGGAGGAGCAGTTGGTGCACTAAACTATAGAATCAGTCGTGTAGAAAACCTATCTGATCCAAATAATGATGGCAACATAGGTGCTGCAGGAGCTGTAGTAGTTACCGGAATTGAAGCTGTTGATAACACAAGTATTTCAGGAACTATTCCAGGAGGCAGTGCGTCCTATACAGGGGTTACACAAAAAAGCACAACAGGAAGTGGCACAGGTGTAGAATTTTCAATAGTGACTTCAAGTGGCAATGCGACATTTACACTAACTAATGTAGGTAGTGGATATTCAGCAGGCGATGTAATTGTAATCAGCGGTGCAGATATTGGAGGATCTAGTCCAGCAAACGATCTATCTATAGATGTATTAAGTGTATATCAAACAACCCCGGGCACATATATATCTGCAGATAAAACAGGCACAATCACAGGTGCAACCGCAGCTAACCCTGTTGTAATTACCAGTGCTGGACATAGTTTATCCAATGGAGACAAAATTACTATAAGTGATGTTGTGGGCATGTTGGAACTCAACGGAAATAATTATTACGTAGGCAATGTTACAGCTAGCAGTTTTGCCTTATACACAAATGAAAGTCTTTCTAACACAGAAAACGGAGAGCAATTTACTTCATATATTAGTGGCGGCACATGGATAAATCGTGGTGGTATAGGTAATCAAGTATATAGATTAACTATTCAGGACGCTGGTTCTAATATTGACTTCTTTCCAGATTTACAGGATACTGTATCTCATGACACTTTAATAGATTATAGGCATGGTGAAAATATTATATTCACAGGCGTTGTTAATCCAGGCTCTATTACAGAACGTCCTAGCACAGCTATCAACTTTGACGAAAGTGATAACACAACCTACAGAAGTACAGGGTTTACGCAAAAAGACGACCAGAATAAAGACCTAGGATCTGATGAAATTAAAACAACATTTGATGATACCTTTGATATGGTTGAGTTAGAAGTAGATTTTGCAAATAGAAGCACTGCTGATCCAGACAACGGTGCAAAGACACTAGGCGGCACAATCGGTGATACCAAAATCGCTGTAACAAAGATAGTCGATATAAACACCGAAACAAGAATTGTACAGGATGCTACGGATGCAACAGATCAAACTTTACTTGTTCCAGGTGATATAGGCTATACAGGTGGCATGGTCTTTGCATATGCTGGCAAAATACAACAAGTAATAGATTATCAACCTGTTAGCTATGGTGATATAACTGGTATTAGTCAAACTGATCCGGCAGTTGTGACTAGCGCAGGACATGGATTATCTAACGGTACTGCAATAGAGTTACGCCAAATCGGCGGTATGACAGAGCTGAATGGTCAAACTGTTTATGTAGGAAATGTTACATCGAATACGTTTGAATTGTTTAGGAATGACGGGTTGACTGATGGGATTGATGCAAGTGGGTATACAGACTACACAAGTGGCGGCCAATGGGTTCTTACAAACAGTGTATGGTATATAGAAATACAAGATTATCAAGACGGTGGAGCAGATTGGGATATCACAGGGTCCGCTGCCAGCCTAGGTATCAAAACACCATTTGCGTCTGCTAGGAATTTGTATCTAGGCAATCAGTCAGGCACAACAGCAGAAATTACAATTGCTATTTCACTTCTTCGTGCGACAGGCCATGATTTCACACAAATTGGTACTGGTGGATTCAACACGTCAAACTACCCAAATGTACTTCTAGGACAACCATTGCAAACAACCGCAGGAGCGTACACTGATCAAGAAAATGCGACAGGTTCGCAGGTTTGGGAGAGACGTAAAGGGCGAGTATTCTTTATAAGTTCAGACGAAAACGGATTCTTCAGAGTAGGTAAGTATTTTGTTGTGGATCAATCTACAGGTTCAATAACATTTGCCGGTGAAGTTGGTATTTCACGTGCTGCAAGTCTAGGCTTTAAGGACGGTGTTACGATCAATGAATTTTCAAACGATGAGCTATTTACAGACCTTTCAGATACGGCAGTTCCTACAGAAAAGGCAATTGCAAATTATGTCAGCAGAAGACTAGGCCATAACGGTTCAATACAATTGACAGGTGCAAGTAGATTTGCTCCAGGCTTTATGGCTCTTAATGGTTCCACAAGTATGGAAGCAGCGATAGACATGAATACAAATAAGATTGAGAATCTTGCACAACCTACTAGTGATAACGATGCAACTACTAGAATCTATGTAGACGAAGCAACAAATGACTACGACGAAGTCAATGATTTAAGAAACGTTACCATTCATGACAGAGCAGGAAGCGGCTTTGAACAAAAACAAATATTTGTTGCAACTGGATACAAGCGTATAATTGTTGAGCCACTGACTGGAACAATTGTAGCTGGAAATACTATTACAGACACCGGTGGATCAACTGCCATCGTGCTGGATACTAAATCAAAGTTTGACCAAGTTTTAAATCAAAACGTACAATTTATAACTTACGATCTAACATCTGGTGCTGACTTTAATACAACATTTGACGAAGTATTTGTTGGCACTCCTGGTGCAAAAACTGCGACAGCAACAGTTTTAGAGAACGCCGTTGACGAATTTACAAATGCAAAAGAAGCAAGCAACAGCGATGTAAATATTACTGTTCAAAGATCAAACGGCGATACAACTATAAATCTACAACTAGAATCACAGTCTATTCTTAACAGTGACATCAACGATGACGCAGGTATTTCACAGAATAAACTTATGATGAATCGTGCTAAGCCTTTAGCAGCAAGCACAGGCTTATATGGCACAGATCAAGAAGGTGGTATATCTACAACTGCTACGATAACAAATATCACACAAGCAAGTCCCGCTGTCGTAACAACCAGTGGCGATCACGGTCTGACAGATAACGAGCTTGTGCAAATAAGTGACGTTGTGGGCATGATAGAACTTAACGGTAATTCTTACTATGTTGATGTACTATCTAGTGTGACATTCGCCCTGTATGAAAACAGTGGGCCATCTGTCGCTGTGAACTCTAGTAGTTTTACAGCATACATAAGTGGAGGTATTGCGGCAGGGGAAGCGACCGGTACAGGCAGAACAGGACAGTCTTCAAGAGGTATAGCAGCATTTGAAGCTGATAGCTTTGCAGAAGATATAAAACTGACACTAACTACAGCAACAATATCCGCAGCCGCGGGAGATATACTGTACCAAGGTAATCCAGCAGGCGGCGCCGTTCCTACAGGTTATGTGGTCGCAAGTGTAAGTGGAAGTGCGGAAGTTGTAGTCAGGACTGCAGATACATGGGTGGTAGATAGCACAGCCATATACAAATCAACTATAACCAATGGAGTAGTAGGAACTGCTGCTGATACAACGGCAACTGTTTTTGCAGCAGAACGTTCAGGATACATCAACCTGCGTGACAGAGGCGTAGCATTCGAAAAACTTCCAGATATGACCGGAGGTAACCTAGGAGACGGATATGGCGGAAGCGTTATTGGTCGAGCTACTGACGGCGACGGTGCAGCAGAAGAAGTAAGTTTTGCCACTGTAATTGATCAAGGTAAAGGTCTTTCAGACGATGACTTTACTACAGAACGTGCATATGGTCCAACACTTACACCCAATGATCCAGGGTTGGCCCTTATCCAATACGATACTGCAGGTGGCGGAACTTATGCATACACAGATATTGCATATGATAATACAGGTAACTCGCTAGTGAAGAGAGATATTAACGGACAGGTACACGTAGGATCGTTAGTGGTTGGTGCTGATCCAAGCTATGTAGTGCTTACTGAAAATTCTGCGTCATTGACTGTGTCGACTCCTGAACAGGGAACAATATTTACTTCAAGTGGTGCTACCAAACCAACTATCAACACAGGCGGTGTTGTACGTGTAGGTGATATAGGCGCATACAGCGAAAGTTCATTACATCAAGCAAGCGATTTTGGTACAGTAGGAGGTGCAGAGAGCGAACCAGATGCCGGCGATGCTACAACTGAAACATCAGCACTAGCAGCACGTTGGATTTACAGTTCATTTATAGAAGCACCAGATGAAAAAGATGCAACAGGTACAGGTATTGGTATTGGTGCAGGTATTGGTAAGGCACTAGGCGGTGCAGATAAGATTACATTTGTTACCGGCGGTAATGTCGAAGCCAGAGTAACAACCACCGGCCTAGAAGCTGACGATGTGCGTTCAATGAACGCTAATACAAATTTAACACTAAGCGGTAATGGTACAGGTATTGTTGAAATAACAGATAGTTTAGATGTAGATGCTATTGAATCTAGAACAACAAATACTGACCTAACACTAACTGCAAACGGTAGTGGTTCTGTTGTAGTTGCTGATAATCTTAGAGTTGACGGTACACTTACACTTAATACAACAACTGCAAGTGCTATAGTTTACGAAGGTGCTGTTGATGCAAATGAAACTGTGTTGAGTTTCACTAATCCTACCGCAGACAGAACAATCACAATACCGAATGCAACGGGCACAATGGCTGTTGCAGGATCTAGTTCTGCCACACAAAGCGGATTAGATATAAGTGTAAGTGCTGCTGGCGCAATAAGCGGATCAGCAGAAGGACTTGCTACCACGGATGCTCCTACATTTGCTGGCCTAACTGTAAGCGGTACAAATAATTTAACCACTAGAACAATTACCACAGGTGCAGCATCAACTACAGGTACTATTACTGGCCGTTGGAGTTTAGGCACTGGTTCACGTTTTGAAGCAACGTATGCTGACTTGGCAGAATACTATGAAGCCGACGCTGAATATGATTTTGGTACAGTAGTAGTTTTTGGCGGAGAAAAGGAGATTACACATAGAAAATCCAGCTTACACTATGAATAATGATTGTCCAGGAATCGCTACACCAGTAGCATTACAAGGCCGTGTACCGTGTAAGGTAATCGGTAAAGTGCGTAAGGGCGACATGCTAGTTGCAAGTGCCATACCCGGATATGCTATTGTAGATAACGATCCGCGAGTTGGTACAGTGATTGGTAAAGCAGTTGGCGAAAAATTAGATGCAGACAAAGGTATAGTTGAAGTGGTTGTGGGGAGAGTGTAATGCCAAAAAAAAGAAACTCCCAAAAAAATTGTGCAAGCTACCAGGAATAACCAAACTGTGACTGTTTTTCCTAGTAGAGGCAGAGCTCAAATAGTTATACAACCAAAAACCGATAAATATAAAAAATAGGATTATAAGATGGCAAATAGATTTCCGCTAGTAGTAGATACTTCAGATAGTAACAAGATTAAAGAATTACCTTCAGGTGATAACCTACAGCTATCTGGGAACGATGTTGTTGGAGTTGTAAACATAACAGGGAGCGGTACACTTACTATAGAAAGTGTAAGTGCTACTAATATATCTCTAGATGGCACATCTCTTGCAGATGTAGCTACAAGTGGCAGTTATAATGACCTTACAAATACACCTAGTAATGTTAGCACATTTACTAATGACAGTAATTATGTAACTCCTGGATCTAATATAAGTTTGTTTACAAATGACGCAGGGTATTTAACAACTGTTGCATTTGCTGATATAACAGATGCCCCAACCACACTTGCAGAATATGGAATAACCGATGCTGCTACAATCTCACAAGGCGTAAAAGCCGATAGTGCAGTACAGCCTGGATCAAACATAAGCACTTTTAACAACGATGCAGGATATATTACACTAACAAATATACAAAACGGTGATCTTACTATTGATGTTAACAACAGTGGAGATTTGATAGGTAGTGTATTCGGACAAGATTCTACTATTCTTGTAGACGCAATTCTTAGCAGTGTAAACGTATCAGGAACTATTCGAGGTCACGTTTTACCAAGAGCAGGTGCAGGCGGACTATACGATATAGGTAGTGCAGAGGACCAATTCAAAGACATACACATAAGCGGACAACTAAACGGAAACGTAGACGGTGATGTTACCGGCAGTGTGTTTGCGGATAATAGCACATTGCTAGTAGACGGTGTTAATGGTAAGATTGTTGGACCTATAGGAGTCACAACTTTTGAAGGTAACGGTGCTGTTAGTTTCAATAACGATTATTATTCAGATACGTTTTACGGTGGATTTACCACAGACAAACCAATACTAAACATACGAGGTGCTGACTATGTTGGCGGTGGCGATGACGGTGGTGGGATTACTATTGCAGGCGGTTCTGCAAGAAACGGTGGAAACAACGGTGATGTTATTATCGCTAGTGGCGCAGGTGGCGCCGACGGCACAGGATATATCAGTTTGTTGAGTGATTATATTACTGCTGCCGGAACTTGGATTGGCACACAGACTATGGACATCAAAGGTTCAGTGTTTGCAGATGATTCAACACTATTAGTAGATGGCGTTAGCGGCACAATACCTGCAAGTGTTGTCAGCGGCACTATAACAAACGACATATCTACGAACAGTCTCGAAACAACAACTGATATACGTTTTGGAACTTATGCGGACGCTCGCAAACCTAAGATAGGCATTACAGGCATAGGTGAACACGATATTGCAATCACAGCAGGTTATGACGTTGGCGGCAACGATTCAGGCAATGTAAGTATAAATGCAAATACTGACGGAGCAACGCCGGGTGTGGTTAATATTGCAACTTCATCAGGCCAACTGTCCCTTGGTAAATCAAGCGGCACTACTGATGTTTTCGGCGAAGTAGAATTCCACGGAAGGATATTGTTCCAAGATGGCGATGGTGTAGATTTTAACGGACCTGTAGACTTTAGTGATGCAACTATCACTGGACTTCTAACAGCAAACAACAGTGGTGTTGCTTATCAATATGGTTATAGTGCCTACGATGCTGTTAGTACAGCAGGCGGTGACTTTAGTGTTAATAGTACTTCAATGTCAGTATCGTTAACTGCAACTAATCTAGCACAAGGTGCAAGAATAGATATAAGTGGCATTACATCAAACACCAGCGCAGGCACTGGTTTGATATATATTCAGCGTAGAGTAAACACTGGCAGTTGGAATGTATGGAATGCATTTGTAGTTGACGGTGCTGGTGATCATTTTAGTCACAGTTTTGTAGATTTTTATGACACTGGTGGTACAACATTTGATATTAGTGCAGGAGATACTGTTGAATACAAACTTTCCAACGCAACAGAAAACTCAAGCTATAATGGAAATTCGGCAGGAGCAGTAGATTTTGAATTGTTCTTCGGATTCCAGTTTACTGCAACAGAAATTCCTGTGAGCTACAGCTTGACACAACCATAAGGTAAATATATAAACGGAGATATAAATGGCAGTACAAACAATTAACATAGGTAATATTGCAAACGACGGTACAGGCGATGATCTCCGTGCAGCATTTGTTAAAGTAAATTCTAACTTTACAGAACTTGATCAGCGAGTGGTAGTCCAAGCAGACGGTGCAAACCTAGGAACAGGCGAAGGGATATTCTATGTCAAAGACGGCAATAGTATGCAATTCAAAAGCCTTATTGCAGGAAGCAATGTAACATTAACTAGCACAGCAAACGAAATTACAATTAATGCTCCTGATCCTATAAAGTCAATCCAGTTTGATGCTGGGGTAGGAAGTTTCACACTCACAGCTAGCGGCGGCTTAAATTTTGTTGGTGGGCAAAATATTGATACAACAATCACATCTAATAATGTTACTTTTGACATAGACGGCGAAAATCTTGTATTACAAGATACCAGTCCTACACTAGGCGGAGTTCTTAATGCTGCTAATTTTGATATTAATAGTGTCAATTTACTCAATGTAAACGAAATTACAGCAAACACACAGATAACTGCACCTAATTACATAGGCAATGTTCACGGTATAGATTTGAGATTTTATGAACAGGCACTAGGCAGGACCTTGTTCGGTACTGACTACGGCGGGTTTATTTTAGAAGCAACTAGTGGAATAGATCTTTTAGTTGCAACTGCTAATATAGATTACGGCACATTTACTGCACCTGCAGGCATATCATCTGATTACGGAACAATATCCAATCCTTCATAACGATAAATACGTTATAGAAGGATAAAAAACATGGCAAGTTTATGGTCTAGATCGTCCGGTGTAACTCTAGCAACACTACAAGAGAGACAAACAACAACGTTAACATTACCTCTCGGCGAGCCAAGCGCAATTGTCAGCCATATAAGTGGCGAACTGCCTGCAGGCATGAGATTAGAGTCAAACCAAATAGTAGGCACTCCCTTTCAAGTTGCAAGAGAAACAACTTATACCTTTGTTTTGCGAGCTACCTACAACGGATCTGTGAATGACAGAACCTATAAAATAATAGTGCAAGGAGCAGACGAACCGACTTGGACAACTCCTGGAGATCTTTTACCGGTAGGTATTGCAGGGCAATATTTTATATTGGACAGCGCACCTATAGATTTTCAATTAGAAGCTATTGATTACGATACAAGCGCAGGACAAACACTTGAATATTTTATAGGTAGTAGGGCAGGAGAACTTCCTCCTGGTATACAACTTACCACTGATGGAAGATTAATTGGTATTGTTGACCCGATACTTGCAATTGAAAAGGCACAAGCTGCTGGTTTTTACGACGACGCACCCTACGATTATCAATTAAAGTCAGGATATGATTGGAGTGTGAGATCTAATAATGGATTTGATAGCTATTTTTATGACACTACAACATATGATTTAAGTATTCCTACAAGATCTCCAAAAAAATTGAATCGCTACTACCAATTTACTGTGAGTGTATCAGATGGAGATACTGTTACTGATAGGACTTTTAGAATATATGTGGTAGGCGATGATTTCTTTCGTGCAGACACAACTGTAATGCAAGTTGGTACTGGTACATTTACAGCAGATGTAACCCATGTAAGGACACCTATATGGATTACCCCTAGTGACTTTGGCTTCCGCAGAGCAAACAATTATGTGACACTTAAATTAGATATAATTGATCCAAATACACTAACTGGAGTAGTTGTTTACAATATGGCGTCTAAAAACGACGACGGCAGCGACAGTATACTTCCTCCAGGGCTCACACTAGATAGCACCACAGGAGAAATTGGCGGCTATACTCCGTACCAACCTGCTGTTACAAAAGAATACAAATTTACTGTAAATGCAAGACGTATAGAAGTAGACGAAGAGAGAATACAATTCCAACAATTTGCTTACGAAGACACAGTTCAAAATTCTAATAATATAAAAATTAATAAGCTAGGTGAGTATTCAGATAAGGCAGTTGGTTTAGAATTTAGTATAGAAGGATATGCATACAAAGTTAACAGTATATCTACTTTAAATAGTGAGTATGATATTTTAAATCTGGATAAACCTATACACAAAGGCATAGAAGAAGGATTCACTATAGATTTAGGCACAGTAAGTGTTGTTGCACAAGAATTTGCCGAAAAAGCAAAAACATTTACTGTTAAATTACTAGGAGAAATAGACAGCACTATACAATGGATTACTCCTGCTAATTTAGGTGATATCAGTGCTAATTATATCAGTACATTGAGTGTGAGTGCGCAAACCACGGTGCCTAATGCAAGACTATTATACAGTGTTGTGAATGGTACATTACCACCAGGATTGAGTTTAAGTTTTGATGGCGAAATCATTGGTAAGATACGCAGCTACGGTACAGCAGACGTACCAGGATTGACTATATTTGACAATCAAGATTTTATACTTGATGGCAACACCACTACTATAGATAGGAAATACACTTTCACTATCAAGGCACAGGACCAATTTGGGTATAGTGCTATACAAAGACAATTCACCATAACGGTAGCAGATCCTGATGACAAATTATATAGCAATATATATGTACAGCCGTTTATGAAAGAAACAAAGAGACAGGCATATATTGACCTAATAAACAATGCAGAAATCTTTAATCCAGATTATATCTATAGACCAAATGATCCTAATTTTGGACTGCAAAGAAAGTTGCAAATGTTGTTGTATTCTGGAATAGAAACAAAAAATATAGAAAATTATGTGGCAGCAGCAGCAAAAAATCACACTAGGAAGAGATTAAAATTTGGAGAAGTTAAGACAGCCGTGGCCAAAACACCCGGGACAAATAATATTGTATATGAAGTAGTATATGTAGAAATAATAGATCCATATGAGAGTGCTACAGGTGATGTTAAAAAACAAATTAAAATTAAAAACAAAGCACCCCAACTTGTTAACAGTATCAAATATACGGCAGTAGATGAATTATATGATGCGCTACCTAATGTATTCCAAATAGGAACACGTAACGGAGATGTAGATGTTGACTTTGGAGTTGCTCTTAATTTATATTTGAGAGAATTTTTAGTTACATATCCTGTTGCAAGTGTGTTAAATTTGACAGATAGGAACGGTGATTCTATCAGTGTGCCATTCACAGCAGGCACTCCTGTAAGTAACAAATACAGGCCAGATCCTGCGAATACTATTACAGTAGATTCAGATGCTATTACAATCGATGGCGCAGCTGATGATGTAAGATATATCTCAAATATAAGCCATATGAGAGATGCTATTAGGGAGCTAGGGGAAACAGAAAGAAATTTCCTTCCACTTTGGATGCGTACAGCACAAGCCGATAGTGTGAATGAGTTAGGGTATGTAAATGCTATTCCTCTGGTGTATTGTAAGCCAGGCACATCTTTGATAGTAAAAAATACACTTGACTTTTATGAAGTAAACTTTACACAATATGATTTTGATATGGATAGATATATTATAGATAGCACCACTGGAAATTCAGAACAACAGTATATATTGTTCGCAAATTATAAATTTAACATATAACAACGATAAATAATGTTGCAGGAGAACTTTAAATGGCCAGTAATATAAATTCAACAGACATAGATGCAGAATATCCAGTTGCAGGAATTGACAACGACAGTCAAGGATTCCGTGATAATTTTAGCGTTATAAAAAACAGTCTTGCCACGGCAAAAGGCGAGATTACAGATTTACAAGATAATACCGCTAAACTAAATGCAGATAATGATTTCAATGGTAATAAAATACAAGAAGCAGACTTCCAAGCAACCACAGAAACTGTTTACGCCACAGGAAATATTACTGCAAGTCAAAACATAAGTTTTGCTAACGGACACTATCAAACTGTACAAGTAGGTGCTGATGTAACACTTACATTATCGGACTGGGCAGAAGCAGGAAAGATGAGTCGATTGCGTTTACAAATTACGTCAGATGGATCTAGTAGAGAAATTACTTTTGCAGCTAGTGGTGGCGGCGAGTTTAAAGACCATGCAGACTGGCCTGGTACATTTACAGTTATTAGTCAGACAAATCCTATCATGGTAGATTTTTGGACAATCAACGGGGGGCTGACAGTGTTCAGACAAACACACGGGTCTTTTAGTTAATGTTTAATCCACTTGTAGATAGTTTCGATACAATTACAGATTCGGAGATAGAAAATAAGATTTCAGAATTGTCTCGAAAATATTTTATCAGTCGTAACCCACAATTGCAACAACAAATTAGCACTATACTAGAAATGTATAAACAAGAAATGCAATCCAGACAAGCAAAACAAAAATTAAAAATGCAAGAACAAAACGGCGATAACGGTCTTGACAATTTAATCAATATCAATTAAACTATACACATGCTTATGAAAACAGATGAACTAGGTATTCCACGATTCTCTAATCGCGATCTTATCGATATGATCTATAGTGGTCATGCGGACAAAGTACATGTGGTATTGTGTGATGCCGACGACGATGTAGACAAGTTCAATACCGCTATGGAAGAACAGGGTCTAGACAAACTACAAAAGTATATTCCCTTAGATGTAGATCAAAAGACTTTTGACGGTGTATGTCAAGGTGAATGGTTTATGCCTGATGAATACAAGTCACTTGCTGTGGAAGAATGGATAGCAGCAAAACTTATGGAAGAACTACAATGCGAAGATTTCCATATTGAAACTACACCCGAATGGGATAGAGCATACGAAGAATTACAAGAATTTAAAAAGCGTGGGATGATGAACTTGCTACGTTATATGATCTATCTTGTAGACTACATGCGTGAGAATAATATTGTGTGGGGGGTAGGACGTGGATCAAGTGTAGCAAGTTATGTATTATATTTGATAGGTGTACATAGAATTAATTCAATCCAATATGACCTGGATTGGAGAGAGTTCTTGAGATAAGTATACATATAAATTTAGGAGGTATTATTATGCCAATGAAACAGACAGGACGTAAAGTCTATAGAACTATGCAAGGTAAAACTGTGGACATGGATTTGTTACGTCAGCGTAATGAACTAACACCGGCAGTTGGTAATGCAAAAGTTAATGCACGTGGCGACGAATTAGGCCCTGGTGGTAAAATTGTCCGACCAAAAGAAGAACGGCAATTTTGTAAAACGAGGATAATATGGCACAAAACTTCGCTAAAACTATTAAAGGAAATATTAGAGCCATTGGCAACAGGGTGCTTGTTACAGACATGTATTTCGGTGAGCAAAAAACTGCCAGCGGACTAATTATAAGGAATGACGATGGAACTACCCGTGGCATCTATCCAAGATGGGGTAAAGTTTATGCTAAAGGTTCCGACAACAAAGATGACTATACAATTGGCCAATGGGTATTAGTTGAACACGGTCGCTGGACTCGTAGTGTAGAAATCGAAAACGAAAATGGTAAATTTGAAATCAGGATGGTAGAAGCAGAAAGCATTTTAGCTTATTCGGACGAGAAACCATCTGGTGTTCGAATCGGTGCAGAATACAACGATGGTGAGCATGCTACTATCGATCCGTCCGCATTTGTTTAAGAGGTGGCAATGACTAATCCATTTAAGGAAATAGACACATTTCAAACAGCATGTGACCAAGAACCTAGTGAAGCAAACTACAAGATGTACTTGTCGCTTATCGACGAAGAAGTAGCAGAGCTAGTAGAAGCTGTGGCAGCAAACGACAAGGTAGAGCAACTCGACGCACTAGTAGATATTCTAGTTGTTACTATGGGTGCTATTAGAGCAGCAGGCTGGGATGGTGAAGCGGCTTGGAGAGAAGTAATGGACACGAACTTTGCCAAGATTGATCAAACTACAGGCAAAGTACGCAAGCGTGAAGATGGAAAAGTACTCAAAGGTCCGGACTGGGTGCCTCCGAACCTAGAACAATTTGTAGGAGAGTAAAATGAACACAATAACACAAGAACGTATACCATACGATAAATATCTGCGGCAGTTTATGCTGGCATTATACAACTACACCGCACTAGGTTTAGGTATGACAGGTGTAGTTGCATACTTTACATATGCAAGCGGATTGATGTTTGCTATGGGCTCACTTATGTGGGTTGCTGTATTTGCTCCATTGGGCATGATTCTTTACTGGAATTTTGCAGGACGCAATTGGGGCTTTGAAGCAACACGAACGTTCTACTTAATCTTTACTGCCGTAATGGGCATAAGTATGAGTACAATCTTTGCTGTATATACTGCAATAAGTATTGCACAAGTTTTTTTTATCACAGCGGCTACCTTTGCAAGTGCTAGTCTATATGGATACACAACTAATAAAGATTTAAGCAGTTGGGGAAGTTTCCTGCTGGTTGGATTGATTGGTATCATTATTGCAAGCATTGTAAATATCTTTTTACAAAGCAGTGCTATGATGTTTACTATTAGTATATTAGGTGTTCTTATCTTTACAGGTTTAACTGCATACGATACGCAACACGCAAAGACTACATTTTTAAGTGGACGTTTAGGCACAGAAGAACTTGCCAAGTTTGCTATAACTACGGCAATTAGCCTATACCTAAACTTTATTAACATGTTCCAAATGTTATTAAGTTTACTAGGTAACCGCGAATAATTAAAAAACACTTGACTCCTAGCAGTTTATACGCTATAATGTATTATAAATTACTAGGAGTTTTCTTTTGGCTACACACGGAATGATTGATTTAGAAACACTTGGCGTTGAGCCAGACAGTGTTGTTATGACTCTAGGTGCAATCAAATTTGATCCATTTACAGATGCAGAACCTCATAGTCCCTTGTATTTGCGTGGCGATGTAGAAGAACAGTCTGAACAGTATGGGCGTAGTATTGACGACAACACACTTGCATGGTGGGCAAAACAGCCTCAAGAAATCCAAGACGAAGCATTCGGCGATCATCAAGATCGTGTCACTGTTCAGGAAATGCTACGACAACTAAACAAATGGTGTGTAGGTTTAGATTATGTTTGGTGTCAAGGTCCTACGTTTGACTTTGTTATATTACAAAGCTTATACAAGGCAGCAGAAAAACCTGTGCCGTGGAACTATTGGCAGATACGCGACAGTAGAACACTGTTTGCGATGATGCCAAGCGATCCTCGTAAATCAATACAAGAAAGTCTTCACAACGCATTAGCAGACTGTTACTATCAGGCTAAATGTGTACAGCAGTCATATAAACATTTTGGAGTAAAGGCACGATAATGAAAGAACTTTGGGTAGAAAAATACCGTCCTAAAACAGTAAGCGGTTATGTGTTTAGAGACGAAGCACAACGAGCGCAAGTGCAGACTTGGATTAAAGACAAAACAATCCCACACTTGTTGTTTAGTGGTAACGCAGGCATTGGTAAGACAACACTTGCAAAATTATTGTTTAATCCATTTGGTGATTTTAAGGTGGTGCTATTAGATGAGGCAGATTATCTTTCGCCTAATGCGCAGGCAGCTTTACGTGGGGTCATGGAAGAGTATCATACGACTGCTCGCTTTATTCTTACTTGCAATTATCCTAACAGGATTATCCCAGCTATCCATAGCAGATGCCAAGGATTCCACATTGCTAAAATTGACCAAACCGAGTTTACAGCTCGAGTTGCAGAGATTCTTATTACTGAAGGCATTACACCAGATCTAGATGTACTAGACACTTATGTAAAGGCTACCTATCCAGACTTGCGCAAGTGCATTAACATGGTACAAATGAATTCGCAGGACGGACAGTTGCTAGCCCCCCACGAAGGGGATAGTGGGGAACAGGATTGGAAGTTAGACATGGTTGAACTTTTCAAGGCTGGAAAAATTCAAGATGCTCGTAAACTTCTATGCGGCACTGTTCGTCCAGAGGAGATGGAAGAAATCTATCGTTGGCTATATGATAATATCGAGTTGTTTAGTGATCCAGATCAAGCAGTGCTAATTATTAAACAAGGGTTAGTGGATCACACCCTAGTAGTTGATCCTGAAATTAATTTGGCGGCCGTACTTATTCGCCTGGCGAGGTTATAATGATTATTAAAAAATTATTACAATTTGTTCCGATATTCAAACGTGATATGAGCAAACACAGACAATACACAATCTTATATGAGGATCTTTGTCAATGACCTACCTAGTTACTGATAATTGTGTAAAATGTAAACACACTACTTGTGTTGAAGTTTGTCCTGTAGATTGTTTCTATGAAGGTGAGAACTTTCTAGTAATAAATCCAGACGAATGCATTGATTGCGGAGTTTGTGAACCTGAATGTCCTGTTGGTGCAATTTATCCAGATAATTCTTTGTCCCCAGAGGAATCTGTTCGCTGGGAAGAAATCAATCGAGAGTATAGTTTAATTTGGCCAGTAATTACACAAAAGAAAGATGCTCCTGCTGATGCAGCAGAATGGGATGGAGTTCCTAACAAGTTTGAAGAACATTTTTCACCTAACGCAGGAGACGGAGATTGATAAAAGCAATACTAGCGTGTGATGAGAATGGCGGTGTAGGATACAAGGGTACACTGCCTTGGCCGCATGTAAAACGAGACTTCCAGTGGTTCAAAGATAATACTGTTGGACATGTAGTAGTAATGGGAAGCTCAACTTATCTTGATCCAGACATGCCCAAACCTATGCCCCGGCGCAAGAATGTTGTTGTAACCAGTAAGCCTGAAAATTGTCCACTTGCAGACGACTTTATTAACGGTGATGTTATTGAAGGTGTTCGTAGTGTTGAAGAAAAATACAAAGGTTTAATCACTTGGATTATTGGCGGACCTAACATTATAGAGCAAACACTAGGGATTATTGATGAGTTTTATATCAGTCGTATTCCTGGCGAGTATGAGTGTGATACACATTTGCCGATTAAAAAAATTGAAACATTATTTGAAATAGACTATATCGAACGTCACCCAGAAGTAGAATTTCAGATTTGGAAGAAAAGGAAACCTAATGAAACAATATATTGATGCACTTAAATATATTCTAAAAAACGGTGAAGAAGTAAATGACCGCACTGGTGTGGGTACACGCACAGTGTTTGGATATCAGATGCGGTTTGACTTATCAAAAGGGTTTCCTGCTGTCACTACAAAACGTCTTGCTTGGAAAAGTGTAGTAAGCGAATTACTATGGTTTTTAGAAGGCGGCACTGACGAACGCAGACTAGCAGAAATTTTGTATGACGATACTAGGGAAAACCTTTCAGATAAAACCACTATATGGACTGCTAATGCAAACGCACAAGGTAAAGAACTAGGTTATACTAACACTGATACTATCAAGGCACTAGGACCTGTGTATGGCAAACAGTGGCGTAACTTCGGCGGCGTTGATCAAATTGCAAAAATTATTGACGAAATTAATACAAACGCTAATAGCCGTAGAATTGTTTTAAGTGCATGGAACGCTCCGGAAATTCACCAAATGGCTCTTCCACCTTGTCACACACTTGCACAGTTTAGAGTCATTAACGGCAAATTAAATTGTCAATTATATCAGCGTAGTGCTGATATGTTTTTAGGCGTTCCTTTTAA